TAATTTTTGAAGAAATCCAAAAACTTCATCTACTTGTTCTTCTTCGTACACTTTGTCATTTTCCATTTCTTCAATTTCTCTTAATAATTCTGCTAAATCTACTTCTTCTTCATCAGACATTTCCTCTTCTTCACCTTCTTCCTCTTCGCCGCCTTCGCCTGCTTCAAGCTCACCAGCTTCAATCATGTCAGCGATTACGTCTTCGATCATTTTTTTAAGGTCTTCATCAGTCATGTCTTCAAGATCTAGTGGTTCACCCTCTTCTTCTTCTGATTCCTCTTCTTCAGATTCTTCAGCTTCGTAAAGATTTTCTTCCACTTCGTCTTCTTCATTTAGCTCTGCTAAAAGCTCTTCCAAATCAACTTCCATCATATCTTTGTCTTTCATTTCATCCATATCTTCCATTTCATCCATGGTTTCTTTTTCTTCCATTTCATCCATGTCTTCCATTTCGTGAAGTTTTGCAGCAAACATTGATTTCAATTGAGGTGTAAAAGCTTCTTCTAGAGCTGCTTTTGCGTTTGCTATAGCAGTTTCTTTAACAGCTTTAGCATCAGCGATTGCTTCTTTAAGCAAGTCTCTTTTAGTTGCCATTTTTTCCTAAATTATTTTTTTGTTGGGAAAGTACGTTTATTTAAAAAACGTAATAGAATTTAATTAATTTGATGCCACATAAGGTTGAGGGAGTGACATATTCGTGTTATATGTATGTATAAAAATTATTAAAGTCGCAAAGATAAAAAAAGCCCTCAAAAGAGAGGGCAATTTTTCACCGGTTTGCAAATCTTAAAAGATAGGGCATGTACCTTTAGCACATAATATTTCTGTAAGTATTGAATTTGTTTTAGCATATTCATCAAGATAAGTAGAACGTGATTCATTTAATGCTCCGTTTTTCATCCATGAATCTGGGTTTGAAGGGTTTGATACTAAGTCCCAAGTTAAAAGTTCAAAATCGTCTTGCACCTCCATCACTTCACCCATTTGCTTTAATGAACCCATTCCACGTGAAGAAATACCAATCAATAAACCATTTTTAACTAATGCACCCGCTATACGACCAGATGAAGTACCTAAATCTCCCATATCGGAAAATATTTCCACTTTACCCCATATTTCATCACCTCTCCAATATACTTCACGTATTGCATGTGATGCGTTTTTAAGGTTAATTACTTGCGAGTCAGGATGATCTAATTCACCGCATGTTTCAGTTGATTTCATTTGAATTTTGCGCATAAAATTATCAATTTCACGCTCCCATAATTCTTTTTTATAATAGCGACCATTACCGTTTTTAACTTCAACAGTAGCTAATATTCCTTCAACAAAAACATTTCCATTATTTTTCATCCCTTCCAATAATGAAAGTGGTTTAGGACTAAAATGGCGGGTTTCTATGAGTAGTTGTTTATTCATCTTAATATGGTTCGTAAGAGTCTAATTCTTCACTTTGGCCTATATCTGAACCTTTTTGCCACTCAAGGTAATTTTTTAAATGGTTTTTATCAGTAAATGACAAATTTGGGTAATTACTAAGGATTGAATCTATTTCTTCTCCTGCTCTTAATCTTTCATTAGCGTCTTCAATATAATCAGGAGCAATATCTTCTACAGCTTCTTCAGCATTGTCCATTTCATCAATCACTTCTTTTTTCTTACCTTTAACTTTAACCTTACCCATTAATTTTTCTAGTTTAGCTTTTGCTTTTTCTAGAGCTTTAATGTCTTTTGAAATTTCTTTAACTTTTTTATCGTCGGTAAGGCTTTTCATATCCTCATCTTCATCAAGTTTAGAAAGTTGAGATTGTTTTTTATCAATTAAAGTTTGAATTTTTTCCATTTTAGATTGTAAAACTTCATGTTCAGCTTCTTTATTAATTTGAGCAAGATCTTTTTCAACACTTTCCATTAAACCTTCCATTTTTGGCATTGCTTTTGGATTTGGTACTTTAAAAGAAAGTCTTCCATCTCTACCTACATTCACATTGTTAAGAAGAGTATAAGTATCCATAACTCCTTCTCTTGTAGGTAAAGAAACTTCACCTCCAATGTTATTAGCAGTATTTAAAAAGTTAATAAACATTGGATTAATATCATATGGTAATTTTTTTAAATTTTGTGGAGCTATAAATCTAGAACGAATAGCAACTCCTTTAATTACTTCTGGGTTTTTTAGGTCTTTTAAAACTCTTAAATGTTGGTTTTTCTTTAATAAATCTTCAGTTGATTGTTTTAAATATACAGTAAAGAAATCTTGTGGGTCTCTTTCCTCTCTATCTTTTGGAGCAGCTTTAAGGTTAATATTTTTTAATTGATATGCTTCTTCAAGTTCAGCATCAATCATTTCACGGATTACTCCACGTAACTTAATTTCTTCAAGTGGTTCACCTGCTTCTTCTCTACTTTTAAGTTCTTCTTCGCGTTTTTTCTTTAAATATGCTTTAAGTTCTTCGTCAGTAAACTTTCTAGTAGGTTTTTTTTCAAATTCACTTTTAACATCTGACTTAAATTTTTCAATGTTTTCATTTAAATCACCATATCCAGATGCTTTATATTTACCTTTAGCTTCTTTTGGTATACCTAAAGCAGTAGCTTCATCTGTGTATCCTAAATCTTTAATACCAAATTGAGCGTTTTTAGTATAATAAATTGGATCTTTTGCTAAGTTTTTAAAGACCATATCCTTCAATTCTTCCATTGTTTTTTCAGAATTTTTAGGATCTTTCATTTCAGCATAGTAACCCATCATAATTTGACCAAAAATCATATTATCAGGATTTTTTTCGTCTGAGTTATTATAGTTGTGGGCAAGATCTTTTTCAACAGGTTTAGATACTTTCTTTTCTTCTGCTTTTACCTTTTCGTCTTCGTTTTCTTTTTTCTTAGCTTCAGCTAAAAATGCTTCGAATGCATTTTCGTATGATTCTTTTTTTCTAGGTTCATATCCTGCTACAGTAGTCATACCAACTACATTTTCTGAGATGATATTTTTAGTAATAAGAGAAGCTGCTGCTTCTTCAAATGTAGCAGCATTACGTACTATATTTGGGAATTGACGTTTAGCTTCAGTAAGAAAAACACCTTTATGTCCTTTACCTTCTTTAATTAACAAATACTGATCTTGTAGTGTCTTTTTCATTTATTTTTCTGATAAGAGTTTTTTTATGTCTGTTAAATAACTTTTAACCATTTCAATTGGTTGTGTTATATCATATGAACCTGCATTTCCGCTATATAGTTCAATAGTTTCATTCTTTGCATTTGAAATCAATGGAGTAATTTCATTCATTAATTTTTCAATTTCATCTAACCCAGCTAAACGTCTTTTTTGAAATTCATTCATTTCGTTTAACATTTCATCTTCCCACAATTTTTTCTTGTCGTAAGATTTTGGTTTAATATTTGGAACAGGTTTAAACCCTAATTTATAATAATAAATATTTTTTGTTCCTTTAGAGTTTGTTTTAGAAGAAAAAGCAGCGGGGGTAGCATAATTTGCGCCTTCACCCCCCGAAAAAGAAGCACCACCTACGTTGGTAGCACTCATTTCTTTAAGTTTTTTTCTAATTATTTCTTTAATCTTATCCATTTACAGTTTCTAATTCATTAATTAAATCATAATACTGCAACAAATCAACTAAATCATTATCTGTTATACGAGAGTTCTTTGAGGGTAAATTAATCAAAGATACGATTTCGTTAATTTTAATTTGAGTAACTTGGTTTTTAGTTTTTTTATTTAAAGAAACTAATTCTGATTTAATTTCATTAATTTTATCAGTGTAGAATTCTCTTAAACGTGTGGTATTGTCTATAGATGTGATAAATTCTTTAAGGATAACTTTTTGATTTGGATGTAAATCGTCATATTTTGTATTAAAATTCTCTAAAAGAGAACGATAAGCTAATAAACGAACATCTTTATCTGATTTTTCAAATTCTTCTATTACTTCATCTCGAACTTTATTTGGTGCTATATCAGCAGCAGTTAAATGTTCTAAAATAGTAACTTTATTATTAATAGTTTGTTCAGGATTTATTAAATTAGTAGAATTTGCAACTTCTAACAAAGTATAAAAAGCAGCATATGCTTTGTAATTTGGAAGTTTATGATTAAAAAATTTATTTAAATCATAATGTTTCTGGATTTCAGAAATTAAATTGTATTTTTGTCTTTTAATGGCTCCTCTATTTAAGGTTTTAGAAGATTCAACTAAAGTATTAATAACGATATTAGCTTTTGTTTCAGTTAATGAGGTTTTTTTTAAAAGAGTTTCATATAACTTATACTCACGACCCAATTCCGTTTTGACGAAATATTTTTTAAGTATATCTTTAGCCGGGGATTCATTACCATCTAACGTGTCAGAGGTAATTTGGCGAACTAAAAGTTCAAAAAGAATTCCAGAATTTTTATACTTTGAATGTTTTACTTGCATTCCTTATATGTTTGTTTATTTATAAATATATGAAGTTTTTTACTCTCGTATTTGTGATTCATCTAGTAATGAATTTCCTCTAATATCTGATTCAAATATAATTTGTTTCTTTTGATTTTTAATATCATTAAACATTTTAGCATTTTTGTTTCTTTTAACTTTGGTTTCAAGTGCTAAAGGAGAACCACCTTGATATTTTGGTTTAATAGAATCTGATTCATCTCCATCTACTTTCATACCAACAGCTCCAATTCTATCTTTACCAAAGGCATTATCTTGGGTATTTTTATCGGTTACTTTTTCTTCAGGACGACCTAAATCTTTGTCTTCATCATATCCAACAGGCACTTCTCCCTCATTGTATCTGCCTCTACCATATAAAGCTGCTAAATCATGTGGTGTACCATAAGATTTACCTGTTTCTAATGGATCATTTCCTTCATTCTCAATTTGAGCCATACGGAATTTACGTTTTGCATCTTGGATAATCAAGTCTCTATATTCATCATATTGATCTTCGCTTAAATGGAATATGTTTTCGTAAATCCAATCGGTAGGCATTAATTTGGATTCCATCATTTGATTAGCTAAATCAACTTTTTCTTTCATTAACGCAATTCTTTCTTGATCATAAATGATAGAAGGTGTAGTTAAAGATAATTCAAAATTAGTTAAGTTTTCATCATTGTAACCTTGAGTATATAAATGAACTAATGCAATTTTAGTTAACTCTGAAATTACAATACGTTGGATACGTTCAACTGTGCGGGCAAATCGGATATCTTCAGCCGCTAATGTGGCTTTACCTGTTAAATCTTTTTCGTACCCCATAAATGCTTTAGGTACTTTAAGAGCAGCAAATAATTTGTCTCTTAAATATTCAACATCTTGAATTCCATCCCACTGTAAGCCTGCTAAATTATCGATTTTAGTAGCTTGATCATTTCCACGAACAGGAATATAAAAATCTTCAAGTAAATTTTGCATGTTGTACTTCAAGTTATAATCACCAGTTTGTTGATCAATATATGGAGTACGTTTCATTTTAGAAATTGTCTTCTGCATAAAGTTTTCTACTTCAGCAGGTGCAATGTTTCCAACGTTGATATAGAATATACGTTTTTCAGGTGCTCTAACAATACGATGTATTAACATCGCATCTTCCATCATAGTATATTGTTTAAATAATTTACGAGCAGGCTCTAAATATGATCTACCATAAGGTAAAAAGTTAGTATCCGTTAATAAACGAAAGTGAGACATTTCGTAATTATCAAAATAAATTGAATTAGCTTGTCCACCAGAATTTGGTACATTATAATAACCATAATCTGAAGGGGATGAAATACCATCAGGATCAAATCTAAATCTTACAGATGCTGGGTGGTCTTTATCATATCCATCTTGTCTTTCAATATGGAATGCGTTGTAAGGTATAACGTTGTATACACCAAATTTTTCAGCAATCTCTAATTTTAAGAAGAAATCACCATATTTTAGCATATTACGAATCCAAGGCCATAAATTAAATTCAATATTTAATACATCATAAAATAAATTGTATAATATTTTTTGTACATCTTCATCCGAGCTACGGATTTGAAGTACTTCTCCCATATCGTTTCTTAATGTACTTTCATCAGCTAAAATATCTAGAGCAGAAGCAATAATAGCATCTGTGTCCATTGAATCATATTCGGAATAAAGTGTGGGTCGTAAAGTTTGATAATTAAAGCTGCTTTGATATCCATAAATTGAGGTATGTGAGTTGGTATAGATACGATTAAATCTATCTATTAGTGCATTTGTTTCATATTCACCTGAAACTTGGATTTTGTTAACGTCCATTACTTTCAATTGAGTATCACCATCATTTCTGATGATAACATCTGTTGAAAATAAACGTTTTAATCTCGAAAATAATCCTGTATCTGCCATTGTTTTGTTTTATATTATATCAACCAAGAAATATCTTCTTGATCATTTGAATATGGGTTATCTATTTTATATGGGTTATTAGTATATTGATTAACATTTGTAGTAGAAGAATATCCTCCAGAATATCTGTGTGTATTAGTTGACATACCATTTAACATACTTTTAGTCATATCCATTCCACGTTGTCTTAATTTAAAAGCAGTTTCACGCAAATAACAACCCATAGCAAATGCCATCACTAGGTCATCATTATAACCTGATTGGGCTTCTGCTCGGCCGTTTCTCCATATAAATACTTTCATTTCCTCTAGAAGACGAATAGAATAAAAAGTAACTCCTTTATCTTGAATAGCTTCTTGAAATTTTCCAATTGCTATAGGACGAGTACCAGTTGACATTGTAAATCCAGGTGTCATTTTAGTTGTATCCATATAAGGATCAAAGTATGAATCTACATTATTTGCTCCACCTTTAGGGGAATAATAGAAATTTTGATATCCTCTATCTAATATTGTTTGAACTGTTGACCAACCTACACTTGAGTTTTCAACTGCAAGTAAAGCATTATTATATTCTGTGGCTATACTAGCTAACAAATGTCCATAATCTTTTGTACCGACTTGACCTCTATATTCACCTACTTGTGTAAATGTTTCAACATCCCAGATATGAAATGCTGAATGGTCTTTTCCATCTCCACGAGCAACGTCAGCTGTAATTAAATAGTTTCTAGAATAATCTGCTGGCTCCCAAATCCATAGATTTTGGTCTATTCCACGTTTTTCAAGTGGATCTTTTATCCAGGTTTGCTCATAAAATGTTATATCTTCAGGAGTAAACACTGTATCGCCTGAAGTGGTAAAATCACAGTCACATTCTTGTGCTGCCATTCTAACACCTAAATCAGCATCTTGTTGGTCTCTCCATGATTGATCACGTTCAGGGTGTACTTGCCAAGGTAATCTAATAGGTAAGAAACTATTTTCTCCCATTTCAGCTTTAACCCATGTTTGATGAAACCAGTTACCTGTACCATAAGGGGTAGATAGAGCAATACATCCACCACCAGTAGCTAAAGTTTGTTGAGCTGAGGCCCATATCTCACCAATGTTGTTAATGAAAGCAGCCTCATCAATTATTAATAAAGTAACGGCTTCTGATCGACCTGCATCACTTGATGCTGCAGTTGCTTTAATTTGGGAGCCATTATTTAATCGTAATGTTAACTTGCTGTCTTCAGCGGGTTTATCTTTTTCTCTTAACCACGAAGGTAAACTATCGTACATAAATCGTACTTTTGTAACCATGTTTTTAGCAGTTTCCTGTTTAGTTGCGATACAAAGTACGTTTTTGTCTTGATGAAATAACATTAACCAAAGTGAATAACCTGCAGCTAATGTTGATATACCTAACTGTCTAGATTTTAAGACAATTGAGTATGGGTTTTCTTGAAATAAAGTTAAAACTTTTTCTTGAAAAGGATAGAGATTAAATTGAATACGTCCACGTTTTGGATGTTGAATGTAGCAATATTTTTTCATAAAATATGCAGGTGATGCTGCACATTTAATGTATTCTTCTCTTATTGCTTTCTTTAAATCGGACATAAGTTATTTAATCGATAATAATATAAGCAAAGCAGTTAAGGATCCCAAGAATCCTCCACCCAACCATTTAAGTCCTTTCTTTAAATTATTGTTTTGAGTTGTTAAAGTAGTTACATCTTTTTCAAGACCCGTAATTATATTGGTTTGTTTTAGTTGAATGTCATAATGTGTTTTATTTTGTTCAATACACACACTATCTTTTACTTTATAATCAGATATAATACTATCTTTTTCAACTATTTTTTCATTTAGTTGAGTAACCAATTTTTGAGTTTTACCTAACTCTTCTATTGCTGCATCTCCTTTAACTAAATCAACAGCTATTTTTTGGGCAGTTTTGTAATCAAAACAAATTTTACTAGTATCTTTCTGAGAAAAAGTCGTTAAGCTGAGAAGGAGTGTAGGTAGTAATATCTTTAAGTTTTTTATCATAGCGAAC